TTTTCCTTCTCTCGGATTATTGTTAAATTGTAATGGTTATTTTAATTGTCTGCGTTAAGTGCTGCATCTAAAGCCGCTGAGTAATCATAAGTTGTGTAATCAATAGCGGCTGGAGTTGTAGAACATCGGCAATTTGGGTGAACAGGTAACTCGTCAGGGGCTACGCCATTGGAAAAGGTTTCATCGATGCTGATAACTTCCCCGTCAATGTCGCACTCTTCGCAAGGATCAACAGCTACCCACTCGATTTGCTCAACTCCTAGTGCTTGATAAGAGTCCATGTTTGCGGCGTTTGCAGCGCGTGAGCCTTCAGTAAGCGCAATCATTAAAGAACGCTCAGGAGTAGAAAGTGAGTCCTCAATCATTGAAGCCAAGTGAGTCGGGCTAGCACCTATGGCGAATCCGTCAGCCAACTTGCTTCCGAGTAGGTCATAACTCGTTGATTTCATGTCTAAAGACTTAATCTTTATGTCGCCAAGTAACTTCTCTAATCCGCCGGGCGGTCTAAGTAACGCTTCAGCCGCAGGATTGCCAGGCTTCCATGTGTCCCAGTTAAACGCGCCTTGTAATGCTTGAAGGGCAAACTCGCTAGGGTTCCAGTTATGCGGTGGGGCTTTAACCGCTTTGCGTAACTTACCTACTGCCTCATAAGCCGATACCACGCCCGTCACAAACATCTCGGCATAATGCTGGCGAAGTGCAGACTCTAGGGCTTCGTGGTCTAGGGTCACATTGTGCATCGCCCATGCTCTAGCTCTTGCCCTGTCCTGAGAAATAAACTCAGAAACGGTCGGGTGAGTGTGTGCGTAATCTGCGACTACTTTTCTAGCATCTACGCTTTTAGCGAGCGCGGCGCGTATCTTGACTGCCGAATTACTGGCGATGCGCCCATCAACTTGATGGACTCCTAGAGTCATGTCAGATAAGCCTTAGCCAGAGATTTCATCGTGTCGGTATCGCCATCAAAGTAGCAGCGATTAAGAGCATCTCCCACGATTGGGTCTAGGGCTTTGAACTCAAATTGGCGAGCGCGTTTTCCTTTACTAGCCCACTTGAGAAACGCCTTCACTTCAACGCTGGCTTCCTTAGCCGTGTCGGGAGTGCCGACCCAGACCGGAACTTGATCCATGCCTAGAAGCCACATCGCTAGGAGGCGGTGGTGTCCATCGATAATGACTTGCTTCTCGCCATCGTCATACACGAGAGGGAAGTTGCGGTACGGCTTTAGTGATTGCCCCATTGTCTTGATGCGATCTTCAACCTTTGATCTGTCAAGGACAGTGTCGGTTGCGTAAAGGTCTTTTACTGGCACAAGTTTCAACTCTGCCTTTTGCCAGACATCGGCATCGACAGGAAAGACTGGAACAGTAGGCCAAGGGCTTTCTACTGTGTCCTCAACATTTGCATCTTCGGCGTGATTTGCGGCGGCGTTAGGTAATACCAAGAGGCGACCTAGTGCGGCTTCAGCTTCAGCGATAGAGGGAACGCCAGCCTTCTCAAAGTCAGGTGTAGTTGTTTGATCTACTGGCTTAGGTGCGACATCTGGAGTTGGTGGTTTGGTTGGGCCGTCTGGGGCTGGTTCGGTTGGAGCCATTGGATCGACTTCATCTTGAACATTCTCAACACCGGCAATAGGCGCGGCAGCGTTCACGATTCCCTCTGGGCTAAAGAGGAAAACGCCATTACCAGCGACAAGGATTGGTTGGTCGGCGGCTGGAGTATCGAGTAAAGGCAAGCCCAACTCTGAACGGCGTTCGTTGATTGTCTTTGTGCCACCGCGTAATTCAAGGTCTGACTTCTTAGCCATTTCCTCATCATCGCGGATTTCTGAAATCATGAACTTAAACTCTAGCTCGCGTGGCATACCTAAATAGGTATAAGAGATGTTGGTGAGCATCTTAGAAATCCATTGAACCAAAGGCGCAACGCCGATTGACTGCGCGGCTTCTGCTTCGCCTTGCTGATGACCTGAAGCACCAAGTCCACCCTTAGCGGAGAAGCCGATCTCAGTTGGGAGAACGCCAAAGTGTCCGGTGATAGAGGTGATGAGGTATTCATCAAGCGCGGCTTTGAACTTCTCGCCGTAGCCCTCATAGAACTCAGGCTTCAAACCGGAAGGCAAGATAAGAGCGCGTTTGCGTTGCTCTGTCTGCCCTGCCAAGTTGTCGTTGATAATGTTTTCGTATTGCTTCATTACAAGAGGGTCATTACCGAAGTCGGCATCTGAGGTCAGCATCATCTCAGGGGTAACGCCATCGGTGTATTCAGCGCGTAACCATTGCTGGCGGCGCAAATAAAGGTCAGCTAGTGGTAGGCAACGCTCAACAGGTGAGGAGCCATAGACCGAGTTAGCCCTGCGGTTGCGGATGAAGTAGGAAAGGTCATCTGAGGTGAACTCGCCGTCTGCATTTACATCGTCAGAGTTAGCCATGAACTCAGAGCGAGGGAAGCCATAGAGAATCTGTTGGTAAGCGGCTTGTGGCGGCATCGGGCGCATACCGCGATCATCCAAAAGTGGCTTAATGGTCGAGCCGTCTAAAATCTGGAAGCCGTATAAATCCCCACCGACTGTTTTCTGAGGCCAGATAGCCCACGCATCTAGCACAAGGATTTCCTCTAGCGACATCATCATCCAGTCAATAAAGGTCAGTCCGTTGGCTTTGTCTGGGTTCTCCCAAAATGTTCTAATGCGGTAAATCTCATCTGAAAACTTAGAACGAGCCTGTGACATAGCGCGAACATGATCGCCACCGATTTCGGAGATAATCTTTTCGCTTGCATCTTGAGCGATAACGATGTCCCAATCAAGTCCTGAAATCTTTGCCTTTAATACTTCGATGCAACGGCGCACAATGTCAATCTGCTCTGCTGCTCCGCGAAGTGTTTTGAATTGAACGAGTTTCTGCTCTGTGCCGATGTTGAGGTTTTGAGCGACTTGGTATTCATAGCGGCGTGGGTCAGCTCTGCCGTCATCGCGTAATGGGTTGATTGCGCCAGGCATAATCGGCTGACCGGGGCCGAAAGGAACGCCCGACATAAGAGGATTGCGTTGTAGGGGAGTCTGTGCGCCGTATGTGTTTTGCTGGTTAGCATCTCGCATCTGTTGCTCAGACATAACGACTGCGCCAGCAGGTAAGTTACTTGGAGCCTTCTCGATCTGTGCATCTACGATTGCTTTTGCTAGACGGTCTAATAGACCCATGTGTCCCCCATTAGTTATGCCTCTTGTAATTCAGGCTAGTGTAATGATAGCGGTTTTGCATTTCCGGAGCCTAAGCAAACGGGCAGACGAGGGCTTTATGCAAGCCCGTATTTCCGTCACCTGAAGTTTCCGGTGTAGAAGTCGGGAGATTTCTCTAATTGCGCCATGTACGACAAATAAGCCTTGTTCATCTCTAGGCAATTCGTTTTAGAGATTTATTTGTTGTTCGTTAGTTTTCGATTTCTAACTCGCTTGCATAGTAGGCAAGATTGAGTAACGCCATCTAACGGCGGTTTATGCGATTACTACTCGCACTCAGGTTTAAGTCACGAAAGCCTGATAACTAATTAAATCTTACTCTAAAAAGAAATAGAGCGCAGAAAGTCGTGACTCCCCCTGCGCTCTATTCAGGTACAGAAAGTCTCTACTCTTTCTGCGCCTTAGCGTAATCATAGGGGTATTAAGCACTAATTACAGTTTTGCAACGCGGACATAATCTTGTTCCGCGCACTAATGGCAGACGGCAACTAGGACAGAAATCAGCCATCGCAGCGAGTGACCTCATCGCCAACGACCCACCCATTAAGTCAGACACCGCCCACACCATCGCATCCATTCTGTCTGGGCTTTTATCAGAGTCAGGTTCCCATGTAACTAGCTGATCTTCTAACTGTGCGAAATCATTGCCGACAAAGTGAAGGCGTAACTGTTCAGAGAGGGCAGATACCGGCTCGGCTCTGACTCGCTTGCCTCTAGTAGCGGTTACTTTCCGATAAGGGATTGAGGCATCGACTTGTCTTAATAGGGCTTCAATCATGTCGCCCCCGTTATTGGCCTCACCGATTACCCGATCGCACTTCCACTTCCTAAACATCTCTACGGCTTTTCTTGCCCACGCTTCAGGCGTTCCGCGCATAGTCGCATCTTCTAAAATGTAATAATGCCCGTCAGGTGTAGCACCGGCGACAACGATTCCCGTTTCATCACTTGACTCACCACTCGTCACGGCAGGGTCGATTGCTACAACTACGCGGAAATAAGGCGGTGCATCTTCGGGCTTGATTCTTGACTCTTCAATGAGAGCGCGTGTCCAAAGGGCGTTTTCTGAATCTTCGAGAAGTTCGCCGTAAAGTTCTTGCCTGCCCGTTCTAGTTCCAGCATAACGCGCTTGCAATTCAAGCAATGCAGCAGGTGAGAGGTTTGTGGCGTTGTCAAAGGTTGAGCCTCTGGTAACGAATACTGAGCCATCAGTTCTGTTCAGCCATTCGCGCAAAATTGTGATGGGCTTGGGGGTTGTAGTGATGCAGGCTTTTGGGTGCTGCCCGATTCTAAGAGCTGGCGCGATTCCCTCATGCCAAGTCGCGTAGGGGTATCTCCATTTTGCTATCTCATCAGCCCACACGCCAGAAAGGTTTAATCCACGACCAGCATCAGGGTTATCCGCGCCGAATATGTGAATCTTCTGCCCATCGCCAAAAACTATTTGCCAGTTGGATTTGTTATAGGTGAAGTCTTGATCTTCAACTAGCCCACGATTCTTGAGAACGCGCAAAATCCCACTTGCGCCCTCAATACAGATTTTTCGAGCATCGCTGAAGGTTTCGGCAATAACCGCCCACTCGGTAGGTGCGCCATCAGGGGCTTGGGGATGAGTAAAGACTTGGTTAATCATCCATTCGCTACCGGTGCGAGATTTACCCCATCCGCGCCCAGAGAGGATGAGCCAAATATGCCAATCGCCTTCGGGTTCCTGTTGTTCAGGTCTGCCGATATACCACCAGGGGGATTTAGCCAAATCATCTAAAACTTCAGAGGGTAATGAATTGATGTGGGCTTCTAGTTGATCTGGCGGTAAGGCTTTGAGTTGCTCAAATAGGCTCTGAGCCATCTTCGCCTTCTATTGCTAACGGTTGATGGCCGAGCATTGCTAAGACAAGGGCTTTGGAGTCAATCTCAATCGGCTTGCCGTCTTTACCTGAGATTTCTTGCGTAAGTTTGTCTTTGCGCCCCCACTTATCGGGAAACTTGCGCTCTAAATACCATGCGCCAGCAGTCCAGTTATCACGCGAAGCCTCTTGGATTACTTTAACGGCGTTCGTTTCTGCAATAGCCTCAGCCTTTTTAATAGCGTCCGCATATTCCGCGTAAGGTTCAATTCCCTGTTCGCCCTTCTCCATCCATTCGTAATGTGTGGATTTTCCAATGCCAGCGGCTTCGGCGGCAGTCGTGGCGTAGTTACCGCCCTCTATCGCCTCGACCATAGCATTTTGTATAGCCTCACTTAGAATTGTTGTTCTGCTCACTTATGGCTTCCAATCGGGCATCTAGCAGACTGTCCAACTCGCTCATCAGAAATGCCTTGCGCTGATGAGTCAATCTGTTTCTGTATCTGTCCTTCATCATTTCAGAAAGGTGGGCAATAGCCTCGTCTATGTCGGCGAGTGTTATTACTTCCTTATCAATGATCATGTAGTTATTTTACTGTTTTGCGCGCCTCGCGTTTTAATTTGTAGGCTCTGACATCATCGGCGAGATAGAAAACCGACTTACCTTCTTTCTTTACCCATGCCAGAGTCTTGCGGAATTGAAGTTGTCGCAGGTTGTTAATCTCAATTTCAAGATGTTCGATAACCTGCTTTGAAGTCCAGAGTTCCTCTACCATGCTGGCTTGTCCTCAGTAGGAACAGAAGCAAAGAAATCTGATGGTGAAGCGGTTGATGAACCCTTGCCACGAGCTACAAGGTAAAAGTTAGTTCCAGCGATCTCAAGTGAAGTCTTTTCTACGCCGTCTTTACCCGTGAATTTAGATTGGGCAAGTTTTCCAGCAACTAGGACTTTCTCACCTTTTCTGAGCGTGTCGAGAACATTGTCGGCTTTTGTATTCCAAAAGGTCACGCGAAACCAAATTGTGTCCCCGTCTTGCCATTGATTATTAACCTTCTTGCGCGGAGTGTGCGCTAATGAAAATGTGGCGAGAGTTTCATCGCCGAATACTTTGAGTTCAGGATCAGAGCCTAGATTGCCTTCAATAACGATTTGATTCATGTTGTTTGCCTTTCTTGTTGGATTGATTACATTACACTAATTCCATGCTCCCGTCATCTTTCAAAAGCACCCAAAATTCACCCCAGATAAGTATTTTGTGGTTTTCCGTGTTTTCCCAACCGGGTGTCATATAACCAAATTTTTCAGCAATTTCTGGATTAAAATGAATTGAATCGGTGGCCCTATTGTGGCAAGAAGCCGTCACGCCAATTAGATTACTCAGCTCATCTGAGCCTCCGCGACTGCGTAATTTTCTATGGTGAATCACCATTGATGCCCTGCTCATGCCCACGCCACATTTTTCGCATTTACCTTGAGAACGCTCATAAACTTTATCTCGCAACCCTTGAGGTAAATGTTTATATCCGGCTTGTTTTGTTTTTTTTCTTCGTTTCGCGTTAGCGCAAGTTTTGCAAGTAGCTCCATCTGACCTATTACTGCGGCGGTTAATGTAAATGTTTTCTTTGGCAAATTCATGTCCGCACTTAAAGGAACCTACAACATCGGGGGTGTCTATGCGCCTTGCGCTATTTTCTTT